CCTGTATGGCACACACATGAAAATCATGTTTCCCATCATAGTTATTCAGACCTGTCAAACGGATTATAACATACCTCCCGACACTTTGACAACTTGAATAAATTCCTGTTGCCGAAGGCGGCTTTGGATCATTATAAGTAAAACACGGAATCTGGTCTTTAAATGTAGGCCCCGATGTGGCATTTGTATCTGAAATAGTTATAGAAAAGGGCGTCAAACGGCCCCAACAACAGTCGTTCCGGTTCCATATCAATAGCTCGGTCGTGGAATATGTCTGACCGAGGTCAACCTGTAACCAAGGATTTGTATCGGTCGGATCGGACATCCAGATATTACGGGCCTGACCTGAACACTGTTTTTCAGGGGCCAGAATATCACTGTTGCGCTGAAATCTCACGGCCAATGAAGGGTCTGTAGGAAGATACCTATATGAGCTTGCGGTCGCATTTTTTTTATAAGTAATCGATATGGGTTCCTGGCCTGAACCGTCTTTTAGAAGAGCCAGAAAATTCACTAGACGTTTCATTAATATTGTGTATTATTTTAAAAACGCTCATAAACCTCCCATTTGAGACGAAACGGTGATCGGCGGGTTCGGCCGGGAACCGTGGAAACCCCACCAAACTGCCACATCCACGCCCCGGTCACATAGTAAAGCCACTTGTGGAGAGCATACGGATCTGATAAAAACATGAAAGGAACATAGGCCAACTTTCTGATAGTATCGAATTTTACTACAAAATTTCCAAAGTGATTTGAATTTATAATTGAAATATAACGATAATCCTCAGTCTGATCAGATTCAAAAACTTGCTTGAAAGTCTTCGGGGCTGCATTGGCGATCTGCCCCGTGTGCGGATAACGGCCGGAGAAATGGCGCTCTAGTAAATATGAGTAGGCCATTTCGGTGTATGAAATTGTATTTATGCTGAAATTCTTAGGAGTGTTGATGACCGTAATCAAAACCTTGCCCGACTTGGTCTTGGGCTTGAGGGCCAACCTGGACTGCTCGAACAGAGTCTCGTATACAGCGTTTGTATTCTCTGTCGGCCAGCTCACCTTTGCCATATGTTCGACCGAACCCAGCATAGTGACCGCATCAAACTTTCCATGAAGATCACTTGGAATATTTCGGGCATCACCAATTCTTGTTATTAATTCATAATTCAGACAACTTGCGTTGTGATTCTGACTCAAAGTCAGACCGACCGAGTCGACCCCATTATTTCTCAGATACTTCATCCAGTCTCCGTATCCGCATCCCAGGTCCAGAACCTTCATACCCGGCCGCAGACCCAAAAGCTCATAAAACTTGTCATATTTCTGATGGAGAGCAGTCTCGGAACTCACAGTCCAGACGTCATCCTTGAAATATCCCTCGGTCAAATCAGTGTCGGCCTTCTTTTCAAGATACTGATCGAACCACTGATAGGACGAATCGACCCGCTCCTCTTCAGACAAGATGTTTATATTCTTTGTCATATTCAAAATTTCGTGAGCAATGAAAAGTGTAGAATAAATAGTAAACCAATAACTGGTCGAAATATATTGACTAAATGCGACGAGACTATACATGAGAGCAAAATTTATAGGCTGGATGTTAAATCCGAACCTCCGCGCGAGGGTCACCGCGAGAGTGGGACATGTGAACAAAATGGAACTCATATTACTACTGATATAACTATTTACTTCTTTAAAGTGTGTCCGGAACTGTCTTGTCGGCCCGGAGCTCTATGAACACCGGCAGGAACAGCGACTTTTGCTTCGTCTTCTTGTCGGAAATCAGCGCATTATACTTGATGCTCACGATTTTGTTATTGAATTCAGAAGGAGAAAGGGAGCGCTCTTCATCTGATAGACCCGTCCCGACCGCCACCTTCACCGAGCCATCAAGCGATTGACAAATGAGCGAACCAATTTTACCTTCATATTTGCCTGTGCCCGGAACGAACCCAGTCACCAGCAGATCAGCCTCGAGCTCCGCCTTCATCTTGATCTGGTGCTTCACACGCTTGTCCTCCCAACGACCCATCGGATCCTTGAGGATGATACCCTCTTCGCCTCGGTCCAGATTGAACTGATAGAACTCTTGGGCCTCCTCCATAGTGTTCACGGGGCGCGTCTCCACGTTGTGGATCTTCGCACGGTTCGACTCGGCGACGCTCGCGCGCAGTTTTGAGAGGCGCGACTCGTAAGGAAAACACGAACGGCCGACCCGAAAGTCCGGAAGCGAAATAACGTCCCAGAGAACCGCGTGAATGCTTTTGGCCTCCGACACAGTTCCTGTCCCTTTTTGAAATTTAGTCAGGATTCCGTTTCCGGTCTTGCGGTCCTTGGGGTTTCCGTTCGAGTCCATAATGAGCAACTCACCATCATAGACAACATACTCAAGACCGAGAGCCAAGAAGTCGGCATCCAGTGCCCCCAGAAGGTCGAGTTCCTTTCCGTTGCGAGAACGATACTCAACCGATCCATTACTCACGATCGCATTGAAACGCATACCGTCCATTTTGGTCTGGGCGTAGCAAGGGAATTTTAAATCAGAATTGGAAGTGCTGACGAGCATGCAAGGCCAGCTAAGCTTCAGGTCGGGCCAGATTTTCTCGACTGTGGACTCGCTCACACCGCACTTCAGGTTTCGACCAATGACCCGGGTAATGACCTCTCGATCATTGGCAGAAAGTCCACCGAGAAGATCGGCCAGATATTCCTTGGCGCGGTCTCCCCGGATGTGTCTGGATGCGAGATTCTTCTCGATCGCCGCCAGAGCGAACGATAGGTCGTATCGATGCTCGGACGTCCGTGCATCCGGAACCTTTTTGATATAAAAATTGATGGCTGGATCCAGCGCCAACTGAAAAGCCTTTTTTAGATTGGCGTTATTCGCGTTATTTTTGAGGATAGACTCCTTGTCGAGCCGGCTGGCCGTAGAGGCGAGAGACTCGATGATATCCATTTTGGATCACCTGGTCGACTTGGCGTTTCTGACCTGCTCATCACACCTTTTTAAAATATTCCAGGACCCTCGCACTCGGATCAGTCGCTGTGGACCACTGAGGCATCCACTTATAGGGAACGACATGATTTTGACCCTCATAATACTTTTCAAAGATCTCTTGATACTTCTCTTCTCCTTGAGCCCGAAGAGCGTCGACCCAAGAGTAACCGACCGCGTCGCTCATTCCATTCTTTTGACGCCAAGCAATCTCGGGCGGTAGAACATCCGCAAAAGCCTCGCGCAATATATGTTTCTCAAGACCGTCCTTTGGCAATTTTAATTTAGAATCAAATCCGGACATTACATAATCGATGAAATCCCGATCGAAAAAGGGGACCCTGAGTTCGAGACCATGTGCGGATGTTGTTCGATCGGCCCGAAGAACATCGAACATATGAACGTCCTGAACAAGTCGCCTCGTCTCGGTCACAAAGGCACTTTTGCTCGGTGCACCATGGAAGTATAGATATCCTCCAAAGAGCTCATCGGAACCTTCACCGCTCAGAACGACTCGAATATCCGTCCTTTCCTTGATATACTTGCTCAGAAGATACATTGGAACCGATGCACGAATAGTCGTCGTATCAAAGGTTTCCAGAGTCCATATAACCTTCTCGAGCACATCAAGACCCTCCTGAACCGTGAATAGGACCTCGGTATGATCGGACCCTAGAAAGTCAGCCATCTTACGGGCGGCCAAAAGATCCGGTGAACCTTCAATTCCTATCGCAAATGTCTTCATTCCGGGACCGATAATCTCCTTTCCAATCGCGGCCACTATAGACGAATCAAGACCCCCACTCAAAAAGAAACCCACGGGCCGCTCAGAATTGTTCACGCGTTTCCGGACCGCGTCGGTCAACAGTGTTCTTATAACCTCGGTCGGTTTACCATACCAGTATTCTTCAGGGTCCGTATTCCATGAAATAAATTTATCCAATTCAGAATCAAAAATGTGTCCAGGTGGAAATATTTCAATTTTAGAACCAATATGACCAAGTGCCTTCATTTCAGAAGCAAAAGAGATTCCTCCCGAGCTCCGGCAGTAGTAGAGAGGTCGGACACCGACGCGGTCACGGGCGGCCCATATGCGGGTTCCGTCCGTGATGACGATTGCAAAGTCACCACTGATCATTGAGCAAGTTTTTACGAGACCAAACTTTTCCACAAGTGGCAAAATTATTTCACAATCAGAATTCCCAGGCTTTCCTCCGAGTTCGATGTGATTGTAGACTTCGGCATTCGCGATCAGACACTTTCCCTTGTGATGGAAAGGCTGCTCGCCGTCTGTGATTCCGTTTATGGCCAGACGCCAAAAAACGAGGTCGACATCTCCGAAATTCTGGTGGGTATAAGAGTCGGGCCCCCTGTGGTCGAGTGCTTTTGGGTATGGCACCGGTTCCCGGGTCGTTGCGAATATACCACACATCTAACAAGTTAAAGGACCACGACTTTAAATAGTAAATGTCTCGGGCTCCTGCAGAACTCCTCAAGGCTCTCGAGACGAACGGATTCGCAAAGGACCAAGTGACCCTAAATTATGTTTATGGAAATACAGCGCAGGACGGACAGTATTCGGCCGGGGCAGGAGAGGCCGCTCGGATACTGGGAAAGTATCTGTCTCAATACGGGTCAATGACCGTAAAAGAAATTAAAAGCCTATAGTAATGTTCACCTTTAGGTATAAGGACCCAGCGACACGAGACGCAGCCAAGGCGGCCGCGCAGGCTGCCCTCAGACAGACTCTTAAAATAGAATATAAGGATCCAAATACAATGATTATGAAAGATGCTCCTGGAATTATCAAAACAATGGCCAAAATTCATAGTGACTTGGGAATTCCCGAACCCAAATTTAAAACAAATTTAACTCGTTCATCAATTAAACCAAATGATATTGTCACTAATAAATCTCAAAACTTTTTTTACGGAAGTTATTATCAGATACCCACAGGTAACGCACCGGTCTTTCCACCGCGCATAGGTATTATATCTCTCGGGGGCTCATATTTAAGTAATGATCTCAAATTGGCCTGGGCAGACTCGGGACGCACAGATCCATATAAAGAACCTCGATACGTCATCTTACCCGGTTCAACTTATATACCCAATTCTCTTCCGGATGAAGAGACAGATTCTTGGGGATATCACGCATCTCTTGAAAATTCACTCGATCTTCAATTGATAATGACAAACTCCCCACCGAACGCAGTAATTACTATTTATATGGCACAATATAGCTATTATGGATTTATTATGGCTCTTGCTCGGGCCGATATAGATAATCATATCATATCGTGCTCATGGGGAGTTCCCGAGGTTTCTCTTAATGATGCCCTATTATTATCTTTCAATAAAACTTTTTCTCGGGTGGTATCCAACGGAACGGCTATGTTGGCGGCGTCAGGGGATACCGGTTCACGACCTTTTTACTATTCTGGTGGAGATAATTATTATACATTATCGGTAAATTTTCCAGCCTGTAGTCCATATTGCATAGGATGCGGCGGAACGGCACTTTCTTTTGTAGGTCAACAAATAACAGGCGAGACTGGATGGAGCGGTTCCGGAGGTGGAACCAGTTACATATTTCCTAAACCATCTTATCAATCATCTCTGTCAGGTCCGAATTATAGGCAAGTTCCAGATATTTCCATGGCGGCCTCTCCCGAAGCAAGTCCTTGGAGTGTGTTTTTCAATGGGTCCCAAACTTATGTTGGAGGAACATCTTGCGTGGCGCCCGCATTTTCAGGATATCTGAGCTGGTTCTTTACCAATAAGACAATTTATGATGGTGAATTTGGAATTTTAAATAATATTTATGCAGCCACGAATTCATTTAGAGATATAACACAAGGAACAAATGATCCAGACTTAAACGACCAATATGATTGTGGACCTGGCTACGATATGGTGACCGGTCTCGGGTCGCCCATAGGAAGAAACCTCGCGGCCCAGCTACAAATATAGTTCCAAAATTTCTTTGATCACTTCACTTCTCAAAATATCATCAGTTGTAAAATCGAGATGAAGAATATTTTCCGATGGACGAATCCGTGAAATAAGGTCCGAGAGTCCGTTATTTTCAAAACCTCGGTCGTGCTGGTTCACATCCCCTGTCACGACCATCTTGGAATCGGTCCCGATTCGAGTCAAAAGCATCTTCATCTGAGACGGCGTGGAATTCTGCATCTCGTCTCCGATGATCCAGGCATTATCAAACGTTCGACCGCGCATATAGGCCAATGGACAAATTTCAATCTTCTGCTGAGACATCATTTCCTTTACCTGTTTTGGGCTGATATACCGGTGGAGCGCATCGAACATCGGACGGGTCCAAGGATCCATCTTCTTCTCCATACTTCCGGGAAGAAATCCGTGCTGCTCATCGACACTCACCGCCGGACGCGTCAACACGAGCTTGGAGACGTTCCCCTTGATCAAAGCCTTGGCGCCCGAATGACAGGCCAGAAGGGTCTTGCCCGTGCCTGCCGGACCGGTGCCTATCACTACCGGAGCCTTGGAATAGAGATACTCGATATACCGAATCTGAGAAATGTTACGAGGGAGGACCATTCTATTATTCAAGGGACTTTTTCTTTTAACACTCTAGGACTTGAGACTATGGTTTCTTGAATTTGACCCGTCCGAAACGCGCCATCAAGACTCCGTGCGACTATTCTATCAGGGTTCTCGGCCAGGAACTCGAGGAACTTGTTGAACGAGCACTGAAGTCGACGCTGACTCTTGCTATCTATTTTTGGATTCAAAATTATTGCACCCGTTTTATTTTTAATTTTAAAATTAAATTCTTTGATGGCTTTCGACTCTTCTGCAGTCTTTCTCCGACTCTTTGGGACGGCCTCGATTAATTTTTTCAGTTCTCTTATGTCTTCGGAAGTAACAGAACCGAACAGGGTCTCGCGTGAATTGGTCAAATCGACCTCGATTATCGAGGTGAGGGTTTTTGTGGTCGGGCTCGATTGCCGATAAGTTACGACAACCAGATGAAAGGTCTGGCCCGAACCGCACGATTCGAACACGCGCAGGGCATCTGCCATGCGGACCACCCCAGGTGCCTTTGTGGTCTTTATTGACAAATCCACACCGGGGTCGAGCTTATTGAAGCTTCCCGGAAAGTCTTTTGCGGCCGTGTAGCCTATTGATTCGAGCTCAGTCTCTGTAGCGCCATAGACGCTTCGGAGAATGTCTTTTTCCCAGGTAAAGCCGTGACTCTGAACGGCCATTCTGGGTTCAATTTATTTTAAGAATTTTAGGGCCAATTTGACCAGTGCATTACACATTTTTTTAGTTGGAGAAGGCGAGGCCACCCATTCCGCTCTGGATGCGCAGAATGTTGTAGTTGACCGCGAAGAGCTTCTGGTTGAGGGTAGAGCGAGTGGCCGCATCGGGATAGTTCTTGAGCTGGGCAGCAACCTGGGCATTGTCAATGCGGGAGAAGTTGCAGGTGCCGCTGGGCTGGTGCTCCTCGGGCTTGAGGGCGAAGGAGTAGACGTAGATGCCCGGGTAGGGGGTGCCGCTGTGATACTTGAACGGCTGATACTGGTTGAAATACTTGGCATTCTGGACCGCGAAACGGTCCTGGCCGTTGAGGACCAGCTTGAAGGTCTGCAGAGGGCCAGCGGACATGGCGGCGTTGGTGGAGGTGTTAGAGAAGCCCTCCTCCGTCCAGTAGATGCTGGCGATGGAAGGGTCCGCACCATAAATGAGGCGGGGAGCACCCACAGTGTGGGGCAGGGGGAAGAAGCCCGGGACGGGCTCGGTCTGGCTGAAGCCGGGATCGGCGCAAGAGCTGATGTTCACCAGCGACATCTTCTGGCTGAAATTCCAGAGAGCATTCACGTCACTGCTCAGAGGAGACTGGTAGCACCAGATGAGCTCCTTGACCGGGTGGTTCAGGGTCAGGCGGACAGTCTGGGCGCTGGAGGCGGTGGTGGAGGTGGTCAGCGAATCGCCGCCGGTGTGCTGGACCTGCTCGATCAGATACTCGTGACCCTTCTGGGCGAAGCGCCGGCGCTCCTCCGTGTCAAGGTAGACATAGTTGGCCCAGACCTGGATGGGGTTGGTGCCGAACCAGTTGGAGTAACCCGTCGTGGATCCGGCCGCCAGATCGAAATCGAGGCGGACCTCGTGATACTGCAGGGCGATTAGGGGCAGGAAGAGGCCCGGGTTGCGGTTGAAGAAGAAAATCAGGGGCAGATACACATACGAAGTATTGGCATCAAAGGTCGGGTTGGAAATGGAGGCCATCTTGCCATAGGAAATCTTCTGGGACTCTCCCAGGAAGACCTCGGCGTAAAGGCGGAACCAGGTCTGGTAGTGCTTGTCGATGCGCTGGCCACCGATGGTCAGCTCCACGGCCGAGATGGCGCGCTCGGCCAGCCAAGACCCGTCCAGAAGGGTGTTGTTGGAATACGTAGAGGGCATAGCCGCAGAGTTGGGCTGGAGCTGCAGCCACATGTCACCGACCAGGTCGCCGTTGCGGGCGATGGTCACGGACACGCGGGAGCCGCTGGTGGCAGAGCCGTTCACGGTCTGCTGAATAGCCTCCATCGCGAAGTTCGTGTAGCGCTTGTAGACCGCCTGGAAAAAGGTCACCTTGGGCTGACCCGTAAGATACACATCTTGAGCACCGTAAGCAACCAACTGCATAAGACCACCAGCCATTTTGGTATATGCCAAGAAAAAAATTTAGCCTGTTTCATCCTCATCGCGCCCCCTGAAGTATTCCATAATTTCATCAAGCAATTTAGATGGACACGTGGCAGTCGGCAAAATCAGACCGTCTGGTCCGCGGGTTATGTGTCTACTGGGGTCATAGGCAAACTTTATAAGAATCTGCCAACGGTCTCCATACCGTCGATTAATCTTTTTACCATGGAAAAAGTGCCTGATAATTCCTGGAGTATACCCAAGTCTGAGACCCTTGGCTCTGTCCTGAAAGTTTAGGACATCCTGTTTATATGCGTCGGTCGTATTTCCATTCAGACTATTTAACCCAAGACCTATGAGACACAAGGCCATATTATGATCTCCGGCACCCAAAATACTGTTCTCGTAGAGACCACCCATTTTATCATAAGCCTTTCGAGTAATTGCCCACGCAAATCCTGGATGCCAAAATGTTCGGCCCCATGTGAGACATTTTGCATAATTAAAACCAAATGAGCTAAACAGGGTCATCATTTCTTCATTAAAATTCATATCTATCGCGTGACTAAATAGCTGTATAATGTCTTTGTGACCATTTAGAATTTTCAGAGTGTCCATTGCCCAAGTATGAGATTCAAACTCTATATCGGCATCGACCCACGCCATCGCCTTCCAGTTCTTGGGCAGGAGCTTCTGAACTCCGATATTTATCATATTTTCTTTGTGCCACAGTGGTGCACAACAGGTCCGTATCTGAAGGTGCCTCGGGTGGCCCCTTTGTGTCACATGGAATGCCTGAGAACCATAGGCCAGTTCGACTATATATAGTTTTACATTTTCCTCAATTTCAAATCTTTTTATAAATTCTCTGGCCAGTTGAAATCTCCTTTTATATTGGCAAGGATTCGAAATTACTATAATGACATGTAGAAAATCATCTATTGGATCATTATTCTTAATCGCGAGCCTAATATCATTTATTTTTACGAGATCGGCCTCGCAAGCTCCCGTCTCGGTTATTGTCATTTTCTAATATTATATAATATTCTTTTACATAAAGTCTGCTTGATCTCGGTAAAACTCAAAGTCCAGACGGCGCCGGCAGGCTTGGTAACTCGGGTTCGATATGCACTCGCGCCAGTTCCGCTGAAGGAATTCAATTCTATTGCCAACCTCGAGCATTTTGTCAACCATTTTTTCCATATATATGTCTAACCACGCCCTTAGGACATTGGTCGCCAGGCGCTCCGCGTGATAATACGGGTCCCTGGGGTAAGGAACGTTCATTCCGGCCCAGACTATGTTCTGGGCAACAAGACAACTCTCATCCAATATTTCCAAAACTTCCGGAACGCATCTATAGACAAGACGGATATCATCGAACGCATCATTCACGGTCGTTTCGATATTTTCAAGAGACCGTGTATCGAGCTCATCGGTCTCTTCCCAATATTCGAGACAGACTCCTCGCGTCAGGTCCATCGTGAATAGATTCTCCTCAAACGCGTTGAGCCTGTCGTAAACTTCGCCGAGGCGTCTCTGCATTTCTCAATTTCACCGGTGATCTTTTTATGCTCATGGAATTAATCAATTTAGAAATTAAATTGCGAGCACTATTCGTGGTAAGACCAGCCGCGGTCACCTCGCGCATGATTCTTTCGCGAGTTTTTTCAGAAGGGTTTCCATAATAGAAACTCAGGTTCCCACGCTTGAGAAGATTTGTCAGAGGGGCTTTTATATTTGGAATTAAAATTTCGGGTGTATAATTCCCGGTCCGTAAAGCATTCTTCACGAGTTCTATATATTGTCCGTGGGTCATCCCACGTCCGGCCGTTTTCTTCATAAGGTTCCGTGTATAGGTTCCGCTTTCTAAATTGAAAAGGACAATCGGGCCCTTCTTGGAAAGTTCTCCGGCGGCCACAATGACCCGCCCGGGGTGTAAACTTGGCATTTGAAAATGCCGAGAGCCCGACTCGAGCTTATTTAAGACCCTGACAAAAATCTTATGGTATCTATTCGTCGCGGGATCATACTCTATGAGATAAAGATACACTCCGTCGGACGGAAGATTGTGGACATTTTTGTTCCTAAATGTCCTATTTTCATTTAGATTTGAACGATTCTGACCGTAATAAATCCTGGGCCAGTGGTTAGGTATTCCTGCGACGTGAGTATTTTCTAATATTTTTTGGACGCGTTCTATAGCATTCCCCCTATTTACCCGAGGCCAGTTGAAGCCTCGGTTCAGACCAAAAAGACGCTTGACGTTTAAACTTGGCTCCATTACAATTTACAAACAAAATTAATCTATATCCATCGGATGCGCAAAGTCCTCCGCTCCAAACTCGTGTCCTCCGCGCCACTGCTCCTCCTCGAAAATTTGACGCTCGACTGATTCGAGTTGCCGAGTGAACTTCTGGACGAGCCCGGCGATGAAATCACGCGACTCATTCCATATAGGGCTCGTCGGATCGAACATATCCGTCTGCTCGGCTGCATACTTTCGAATCTCAAGGTCCTGTCGCTGCTTTTCGAGATCCGCGAGCTCCTGCTCGTGCATATCGATTCGATCATTTATTGGCTGATCGAAATATGAATCGACCGCTTCGACCTCGAGATAATAGGGGTCGAAACTTTCGAAAGATGCCATCATTTCTTCGGGCATATGAGTCATCACATATGTCGCCATATAGTTATACATTGATGGTGTAATAGATTCTTCCAGGAACCTCTCGAAAGTCGAATAGGTCCATTTATAGAGTTGTTCGCCCGACTCGGAGGTCATGCAAAGGAGTTTGTCGTCTTCCCAAGAGAAGGTGGCCATTTTTCTTAAAAGTGGAGTCTCCTTTGAGTAAGCTGACTTTGACAGAACACAAATTTTAAGAATCTGCCTCCTCCTTCTTGGTGTAGACCGCCAGGGTCACCTTGAGAGCCTGAGCCGCAGCGGCCTTCTCGGGAACCTTCACCGTGTCGGTCGACTGCTCCATTGTCGCTCCCAGAATAGCCTGGTAGAGAGATGTCTCCTCGAGAGCATCCTTGAGATCAGAATTCGCCTCCTTGAGCTCAGCCTTGATATTGTTCACACGATCGACCAACTTCTGAATGTTCGCACGGGAAGCCATTGTTACCTAATCAGCGACTGATTTTTTTATCTGCCACTATGTTAATGTCGAAGAGACTTCGGACAAATACGGGTGCCGCGCCGGGTGGAGGGCTGTCCAATTCTGAAATGACCTATTTGACACAGAAGGGATTTATTTTGAACAAGGGGAAGTGGTTCGCACAGGGTCGCGAGGGCGGCCGTCTTCGCCAAGTTCCTCAGTTGTCTATAAATTCTGCCCTTTCAGAGTTTCGGGTTCTTCAGAATAAGAATTTATCAAATGGCAAACGGACTTCTTTCGAAAATCTCAAGGCCCGGTCTCGAAATCTGGGCGGAGGCCTGTTTAGTCTGGGCAGGGTCCGGCCGGTGAACCTTCCCCGGGGGGTCTTCCCCTCGCTCAAAGTCACTCCGAACAACAAAATAGGCGAGTGGGTTTTCCACAACAAAGCGACCGCTTCAGAGGCGGCGACCGATCCCACGTCCGGGGATGTCCACGATAGTTCGATGTTCGATTTGGACCCTGATGATGAAGAAAATTTGAGCCTTATTCTGGACTTTACCGGTATGCTCGTCCCTCGTGAAAATGTCCAGGAGTTTAATCAAGTCAAGGAATTGTTCGCCAAGACGTGGAAAGACGTGGCTCGGGCCCAGGCCGCCAACGGGTCATATCTCGAGCTGCACTCTATGGGATTCAGGGATCAGGCGACCGAGGTCACGTATCTTGACCGTAATGAGATAAAAGGACCAGGAAGTCTTGCTTTCAGACAAATTATTGGCCAGGGAGTGACAAACGGCAAAAGAAACAGAATCTTTCTTAAAACTCGGGTGACTCTTCAGCAC